GACCGTATTAATGTTCGTCGTCTGTTTATCATTTTGGAAAAGAGCATTGCTACATCAGCGAAATTCCAGTTGTTTGAATTCAACGATGCGTTAACGCGCTCTCAGTTCCGTAGCACCGTACAGTCATTCTTAAGTAATGTGCAGTCTCGTCGTGGCATTTATGATTTCAAAGTGGTCTGTGACGAAACCAACAATACGGGAGAGGTAATTGATCGTAACGAATTTGTGGCTGATATTTACGTCAAGCCCGCTCGTTCAATCAATTTCATTCAACTCAACTTTGTGGCTGTGCGTTCTTCTGTGGCGTTTAACGAAGTTGCTGGAGCTTAAATCATTTAGGATTTTAGGAGAAAACAATGCCAATTATTAATCAGTTTAAAACAGCATTAGGTGCCGGGGGCGCACGCCCTAATCAGTTCGGAGTACGTATTACTTTTCCATCACTCATAACAAATCTCACTCGTCCGGGTAGTCAGGGCGGTTATGATATTCTCGTTACATCCACATCATTACCCGCTTCAAATATGAATCCCACGGTTGTTAAATATCGTGGCCGTGATGTGAAACTAGCCGGAGAACGTACCTTTGATCCATGGTCATTGACAGTTATGAATGACACTGGATTTTCCTATCGAAATGCGTTTGAAGATTGGATGGAATCAATGAACAGTCGCGCTACTAACGAAGCTGACAAGTTGAATCCTGCTGATTATTCAACAGATATTCAGGTAGATCAGTTAAGTCGTAATGGTGCAGTACTTGCATCATATACTTTAAAAGATGCTTTCCCAATTAATATGTCTGAAATTGCTTTAAATTATGGAACTGATAACGTCATTGAAGAATATACTGTTACGTTTGCGTATGCTCACTACACTCGCGTAGCTGTCTAATAGAGAAAAATCATAGTATGGAATTTTTTGGATATAAATTTGAAAAGATCGGAAAACAAGGGGCGACGGAAAAATCTTTCGTCGCTCCTTCCGATGATACCGCTGTCGAAACTATTCGTGCTGGTGGGTATTATGGTACGTATCTTGATTTAGATGGTACGGCCACAACAGAGAATGATTTAATTTTAAAATATCGAGAAATTGCGATGATGGCGGATGTCGATATTGCTATTGAAGATATCGTAAATGAAGCCATGGCGAATCTTGATAATGAAGATCCGGTCGCTATTAATTTAGAACAAACCAATTTATCGTCGTCGTTGAAGAAGAATATTGAAACAGAATTTAAATTTTTATTATCTTTATTAAATTTTAATATTAAATCCCACGATCTTTTTAAGCGTTGGTATATTGATGGTCGAATTGCTTTTCATAAAGTAATTGATACGGCCAAAAAAACAGAGGGGATTAAAGATTTACGATATATAGACCCTCGAAAAATTAAAAAGGTTCGAGAAATTAAAAAGGAAAAAGATCCTCGAACTGGCGTAGAGTTTATCAAATCGATTGATGAGTATTTTCTCTATAATGAACGTGGAATTGCTCAAAAAAGCACGACTACCACAACAACCGGATCACCCAATGCATTACGAGTCACAAAAGATTCTATTGCCTATTGCCCATCTGGTTTAGTCGATCAAGATAAAAATATTCCTTTATCCTATCTTCACAAGGCCATTCGTCCAGCAAATCAATTGCGAATGATGGAAAACGCTCTTGTGATTTATCGTATTACACGAGCACCAGAACGTCGAATTTTTTATGTCGATGTCGGCAATCTTCCAAAGTTAAAGGCCGAACAATATTTGAAAGATTTAATGACGCGGTATCGTAACAAATTAGTATACGATTCGTCTACAGGAGAAATTCGAGACGATAAAAAGTTTATGTCGATGTTGGAAGATTTTTGGTTGCCCCGCCGTGAAGGTGGAAAAGGAACGCAAATTGAAACGTTACCCGGTGGTCAGAATCTTGGTGAAATTACAGATGTGGAATATTTCCAGCGTAAATTATATCAAGCCTTGAATGTTCCACTCTCTCGGTTTCAAAATGAAACAAATGGTTTTAATTTTGGTCGAGTCGCAGAAATAAATAGAGATGAAATCAAATTTGCCAAATTTGTTTCAAAGTTGCGTCGTCGTTTTGGGTTATTGTTTGATGACATTTTAAAAACACATTTAATTTTAAAGAATGTTATTACCGAAAACGATTGGACCACATTAAAAGAACAAATTCGCTATGATTTTAAAACCGACTTATTTTATGCAGAAACTAAAGACCAAGAATTATTAAAGTCACGAGTCGATTTGCTGAGTCAAGTTGCAGAATATGTGGGTGTATTTTATAGCAAGAAATATGTTATGAAAGAAATTTTAAAGTTAACTGAAGATCAAATTAAAGAGATGGAAAAACAGATGGCAAAAGAGCCACCATTACCCATCAATGAACCAACTGCGAAAGGTGATTAATTATGGATAAAGAATCAATTGCTGCAATTATTGACGATATTGAAGATGGTAATTTAACGGACTCAGAAAAACTATTTCAGTCGTTAATTGATGATCGTATTTCTGACATGATTGATACTATGAAGGCAAATAAAGCCACAGAACTATTTAACTCTATGGCACCGACTGACGACAACACAGAATAACGGAGTTCATAAATGGCTGCAACTGTTTCAGTTCTTAAACTTACCCAAACACACGGAGTCGTCAAAGTTCGAGGAACCGGACAAGGCACGATTGGTTTAGCGTCTACCTTAAAGAAGGACACTGAATCAACTACGTCTCCGGTTGTGAATATCAAATCTATTTCATGGTCAATGGAAGATACCGCCGCGTCAGCTAAAATTACACGAGGTGGAACAGATATTTTTTATATGTGTAATTGGGGTCATTTAGACTTTCTAGGTTTTGCTGATAATGAAGAGAATGACGAAGATATTGTTATTGAATTTTCAAATGGTAAAGGCACAATCATTCTTGAAATGCTCAAAGTATCGGGCTATGGTCCTCAGCAGCACCAAGATCAAGGAGCATTAGGCTAATGAAACTTATTACAGAAGTTCTCGACGTTACACACGTTTTAACTGAAGACAGTAAAGGCGAAAAACATTTCGTCATCGAAGGTATTTTCTTACAAGCCGAAATTGCCAACAAGAATCGCCGCATCTATCCTTCTCGCATTCTTGAACGAGAAGTGAATCGCTATAACGAAGAATATGTGAAACAAAATCGCGCTCTTGGTGAACTGGGTCATCCAGATGGTCCAACAGTTAATTTAGACCGCGTATCACATATGATTACATCTCTCAAAAAAGAAGGCAACAATTTTATTGGTCGGGCAAAAATTCTTGCAACTCCAATGGGAAAAATTGTTGAAAGTCTTTTAAATGGAGGCGCGAAATTAGGCGTTTCGTCGCGTGGATTGGGTACCTTAAAAGAAATGGACAATGGTATTAATGAAGTCCAAGACGATTTTTTCCTTTCGACCGCAGCGGACATTGTAGCTGACCCTTCGGCTCCTGATGCGTTTGTGAGTGGAATTATGGAAAATAAAGAATGGGTGTTAGTTAATGGTATATGGACTGAGCAATCGTTACAGAAAGCTCAGAAAACCATTCGTTCAACGTCAAAAAAGGATCTGGAAGAAGCGAAATTCCGTGTATTTAGTCGCTTCTTGCATGAAATTAGTCAACGTTAAGATATTATAAATATAAATATCTGTATAAATCATTCTGATTCTTCAGGAGAACAATAATGAGTGTAGAAAAGAAAATCAAAGAATTACTTGAAGGCAAATTGACATCAGGCACAGTGACGGAAGCCACTACTGGTGATCAGACAGCACCACGTCAGGGAAGCTCAGTCGAAGTTCCCGCAGCCGGTGTTATGGGCGCAGGTAATGTTAAGAAAGATACTACCAAGTCTGCAAAGTCATCAACTTCTGGCGATCAGACTCAACCACGTCAGGGCAGTTCAGCCACAGTCACCTATGATAGTCGCGACGGCAACGCTGAAGAAAATCAGGGTGCCACAGCCTCAAAGAAAGTTAAAAAAGACGATTTAATGAAGCATATGGGTAAGGTAGGTGCTGCACCGAACTATACTACCGTAGCCGATCCTGCATCAGTTGTCAATCAGTCAAGTTCAGAAGGCGTTCGTGTACAGGAAGATACCGATGCTAATGACGACACCTTGATTGATGATTCAGATGATACACAGGATTTCTCAGATGAATTCAAGAATGATTTGTTAGCCGTCTTCGGTGATGAAACGTTGTCAGAAGAATTCAAGACCAAGGCTACTTCATTGTTTGAAGCGGTTGTTACAGCACGTGTGAACAGTATTGTTGAAGGTGCTGTAGAACAGATTGCGGAAGAAGCTGAAGCTGAAATCGCAGAATATAAGAATGAATTAACCGACCAAGTTGATGCGTTTGTCAACTATGTAGCGGAATCATGGATCAACGAAAACAAGATTGTCGTTGAAGAACATCTTCGTAATGAAATTGCTACCAGTTTCATCGAAGGTTTAAAGAATTTGTTCGCTGAACACTATATTGAAGTGCCAGAGGACAAATATGATGTTCTCAGTGCTTTACAGTCAGAAATTGACGAATTAAAGGCACAGCAGGACAAGTTGATGGCTGCAAATGTAGAACTGCACAGCGAGAATGTTGAACTTCGCAAAGACCAGATTTTTAGTGCGGTCTCTGAAGGTTTAGCAAAAACTGAATCAGAAAAGTTTAAGTCTCTCGTAACTGATGTAGCATTTGAGAATGCAGACCTCTATACCGAAAAGTTGAATGTAATTAAGGAAAACTACTTCCGTAAGGATGTAACGGTGCTTTCAGGTGGAAACATTGAAGACGAAAGTACTCATTCAATTGACCGTCAGTCAAATTCGGAAATGGATGCAATTGTTGCAACCTTAAGTAAGATTGCGTCAAAAAAGTAATTATTATAAATAATTAATACAGTTAGCCATTACCTTTTTCAAGGAGATACTTACATGTTTCTTTCAGAACAGTTAGAAAAGAAGTGGGAACCAGTCCTTAATCATGAAGGATTGGGAGAAATTAAAGACCCATATCGTCGCGCCGTTACTGCGGTCATTTTAGAAAATCAGGCACGCGCTCTTCGCGAAGAAAAGACCGCGTTGTTTGAATCTGACCCCGCTGTCAACAACATTTCAGGCGGTTATATTGACAAGTATGATCCTATCTTGATCTCGCTTGTCCGTCGTGCATTACCAAACTTGATGGCGTATGACGTGGCTGGTGTTCAGCCTATGTCAGGCCCAACGGGTTTGATTTTCGCGATGAAGTCACGCTACGATGCTCAGGACGGCGATGAAGCACTCTTCAACGAAGCCGATACTGATTTCGCTGGCACAGGTACACACGCCGGTTCAAACCCTGTTGATGGTTCATATACCACGGGTATTGGATTTGATACAGCGGATGCAGAAAAGCTCGGCAACGATGATACGCCATTCAATCAGATGGCTTTCTCAATCGAAAAGACAACCGTTACAGCTAAGACACGAGCATTAAAGGCTGAATACACGGTTGAATTAGCTCAGGACTTGAAGGCAATTCACGGTCTTGATGCTGAATCAGAATTAACCAACATTCTGTCACAGGAAATCTTGGCTGAAATCAACCGTGAAGTTATTCGTACGATTTATAAGGTTGCTAAGACTGGTGCAGCGTCAACGGCTGTTCCCGGTACATTCGACCTTGACGTAGATTCAAACGGTCGTTGGTCAGTAGAACGCTTCAAGGGTCTGTTGTTCAATATCGAACGCGATGCTAACGTTATCGCGCAGCAGACACGTCGTGGCAAGGGTAACTTCATCATCTGCTCGTCAGATGTTGCAAGTGCTCTCGCAATGTCAGGCGTTCTTGATTATACACCAGCATTGTCAACCAACTTGAATGTTGATGACACGGGCAACACCTTCGCTGGCGTGTTAAATGGTCGTTACAAGGTCTATGTTGATCCGTATTCAGCTAACACTGGCGCGGCTTCACAGTTCTACGTAGTCGGCTACAAGGGAACCAACGCATATGACGCAGGTATTTTCTACTGCCCATACGTGCCTCTCCAGATGGTTCGTGCAATCGATCCTAACACCTTCCAGCCAAAGGTCGGCTTCAAGACACGTTACGGAATGATTGCAAACCCATTCGTTACCACAACGGATGGCGGTGCAACGGATGCGGATACCTTCACAGCAAACCGCAACCAGTACTACCGTCGTGTCAAGGTTGTCAACTTGATGTAAATTTGGTTACAACCAACCAAAGAGGGGGGAGCCTAAACGCTCCCCCTTTTTTATTTGAGTATAAATAAGTATATGGCGATACCAAATTCTAACGTTCCTTCAGATTACAATTTTTTACGTCATAATGGATTTTTGTTCAAGATTGATATCTTGCCAAATGTATCTTATTTTTGTCAACAGGCGAATATTCCTACCGTTTCATTAGGTATCGCACAGCAAGATACACCATTCATTGACCGCTTTCTTCCGGGTGAAAAACTCACATACAACGATTTATATTTACAGTTTATCATTCAAGAAAACATGATTAATTATATTGAACTATATCAATGGTTAACGGCTCTTGGTTCGCCCAATGACTATGAACAATATGCAGCATGGCAAACACATCGTAAAAATAAATATGGTGAAGCCTCAGTGAAAACCGATCAAAGTGATTATTCAGACGCAAAATTATTAATTTTAAATTCTGATAATGTTCCTGTGATGGGTGTAAATTTTTATGACATTTTCCCGTATTCATTACAATCATTAAATTTCACCTCATCAAGCAATTCTACCGACTACTTAATTGGAACGGTCACATTTAAATTCTTATACTATACGTTTGATACACAATTATAACTTGACACTATAGGTTGTATTGTACTATAATATATTTCATTATGGAGCTTGTGTATGAAAATTGAAGAACTACAAGATGTATGGGAAAAAGATTCAGAAATTAATGAATCAAATTTGGGCAAAGAAGCCGTTCGCGTGCCTGTATTACATTCAAAATACCTTCGATATCTTTCAAATACTCGCCTTCAATTACGAAAATATGAATCACAATACTATCGTCTGAGAGGACAAAAACTTCGGTATTACCGTGGTGAGATGTCTAAAGAAGAATTGGCTCAATTAAATTGGCCACAATATCTTGGACCCAAACCTCTTCGCAATGAAATGGAAGAAGTCTTAATCTCAGACGCGGATATCATCACGGCGATGGATCGTGTTGAATATATGAAAACAATGTTGTATCAACTCGAACAAATTATTAAATCAATTAATAGTCGAACATGGGATATTAAAACGGCTGTCGATTATTATAAATTTACTCATGGCAGCAATTGATGGATATTTGCGTTACCAAGACCAACGAAATATATTTAAATATTGAGTGTGAATCTGGTATCGCCCAAGAACTCACTGACTTTTTTACGTTCGATGTTCCGGGCGCAAAATATATGCCCGCGTTCCGCGCACGCAGATGGGATGGAAAAGCCCGATTATTTAATGCATGGACAAAAGAAATTTATGTTGGGCTTCTTCCTTATGTTCGTGAATTTGCCAAGAATCATAATTATACTATTCACGTTGATATTGCATCAATTGGATATGACATTAGTCTTGAAAAAATTCAGGAGTTTACGACACTCTTGCAACCACATGTCAATAATACTCCTATTGCATTTAAAGACTATCAAATTCACGCCATTCATCAAACATTACGTCGGGGTCGCACACTACTGCTGTCACCCACGGCATCCGGTAAATCATTAATCATGTATGGTCTCGTTCGTTTTCACGAACGAAAGCAGCGTAAACAATTAATTATTGTTCCGACGACATCATTAGTCGAACAATTGTATACTGATTTTGCTGATTATTCATCGAAGAATAATTGGAATGTTGCTGATCATTGTACACGAATCTATGCCGGTCACGATAAGACCACTCTTCAACCTGTAGTGATTAGCACATGGCAATCGATTTACAAAATGCCTAAATCGTTTTTTGAACAGTTTGATGTGATTTACGGTGATGAGGCTCATTTATTTAAATCACGGTCATTAATCACTATTTTAAATAAATGTCCTCATATTCAATATCGTATTGGAATGACCGGCACGTTAGATGGCACCAAAACGCATAAACTTGTATTAGAAGGATTATTT